CCTAAATCGTGTACTTAGGGAACCGCTTCTCGNATTCGTCGGCAAGTTCGCGAAGATCACCCATCGTTCCGGGCGCAACCTTGTACGCGTAGTGGTACGCCCAGTAGGCGAACCGCTGCATTTCCGCATCAGCGTGAGGAGTGAGCCGCTGTCGGATAAAATCCCTCCAGGCTCGCATATTCCCGGAGACGATAATTTTAGTTTCCATTCCTCCGGGGAGGACACAGCGAGCCGCCTCACGAGCCTGCTTCCTCGAAAGCCCTCGATCTTCGAACCGCTTCACCAGGCGCTCGTAGGCATCCCGAGCATACTCGTGCGCCTCTCGGATAATCTCCTCAGCCTCGCTATCACCATCGGCAGCAGGCGGGATCACCGTGTGATAGTCGTCCATATTCACGTATCGCTGGGACAGCTCAGAAAAAGCCAGGAACCTGGATCGGATCAACTCGTGTGTGAGAGACCGACTAACTCCTTCCGCGAGGAGGGTCATAGACCCGTGCGCGAGAACACTTTCGTGCCCCTGGGAGATGACGTTAGCAAGGTAGTCGTGGTTCTGAGCGGTCTTCTCGTTGGGGCGATGGAAACTCATGTAGCAGAGTCGTCCAGCGGTTTCCGCCAAGTGGTCAATGTCGTCGACGAGTACGTCAAGCCTCGAAAACCCGAGAGCCTTGGCGATGTTGTTGTCAAATGTCTTGGTTGCCGCAATGAGGGTGATTCTCAAAGTGGGTCCTTTCAGAGATCAATGAAGAAGTCATAGAAGGTGTAGAAGACGATGCCGCACACGATTCCCCCTACGATCAACGATCCGATGTCGAGGAGGAGACTGATGATTTCTGTGATCATAGGCTTCCGATCATGAACTTGATTACCCAAACGGCTCCGGTAAGAAGGACTGCGTTAAGCAGGATGATGAAGACAAGGATGCTTAGGCCACAGCCCACGTTGATCATATTTGAAAGCGTGGACTGTTCAGTTTCCACGTTCTTCCTGGGAAGGTTCTTCAAAGCCAATATTAACCCTCCTTCCGTCTTACTCGTATAGGCTTCCCCACGACCTGCCCCCAACCTCGGGATCGGTAGCGATCTCCACTCCTCTTAGGGTTTGCGTCATGACTCGTCCAATCTCGCGGGAGATTTCTTCCGCATCATCGGCAGGCACACTGGCGACGATTTCATCGTGGATCGGCAGACGCAGGTATTGGGACAGGCCGGCTTTCTCTAACAGCACCAAGGCGCTCGCAGTAACGTCCCTGCTCGTAGATTGAATGACATAGTTTGTCGCGCTGTATGAGCGCTCCTTGTCCACGTAGAGACGCCTCCCCGTCGGGGTGGTTACGTACCCGTAACGTTTCGCTTGGTTGGACATAAGCTGAGAGAACCGGCTAACCCCCTTATAGGTGTCGTTGAACGCTTTGAGAACCTTCTTGGCTACGTCCAACGAGATTCCGGCTTGAGAGGATAGGGCCGAAGGCCCACCCCCGTAGACGTTGAGGAAGTTAGCCATTTTACCAACCTTCCGGTCCACCCCAGCAGCGTCAGCGGTAATCTGATGAAGATCGGCGTCATCTACGAAAGCCTGACGCATAACCGGATCTCCCGACAGGGCGGCCAAGACGCGAAGCTCTTGAGCCTTATAGTCCACCGACACGATCAGCTCCCCCTCATCCGCGAGGAAACATTTTCGAATGTCTGACTCAGACGCAGGAAGTGTCTGCAGTGCCGGGTTAGTGATGGACATTCGGGCTGTGCGAGCCTTGAGAGAATTAATACTACAGTGGACACGGTCGTTTTCGTCTCGCAACGCTAGAAACTGGTCCACATACGCTGACCTCCACTTACCAGCCCTCTTAGCCTTCTGAACCGCAATGGCAAGCTTGTTACCCTTCTTTTCAAGATCCTCTAAGACCTTTTTGTCAACCTTCCACTTTCCTGTCTTGGTTTTCTCGCTAAGCTTAACCCCCTGCTCAATGAGGGCTGCCGCCACTTGGTCAGTCGAGTTGATATTCTCGACCCCCATCTCTCGAGCAGCCTGTTCGTGACGCTCCTGCTCCTCCAAATAATGTTTCTGAAGATTTTCTGTGTACTCTACGTCGATAAGGAATCCTCGACGTTCCATGTCGGCGCAAATTTTTGCTACCCGGTGCTCGAATCCAATCAAAATCTGTGATTCGGCCGGCACCCTAGGCCAAATGATACGGTAGAGGGTTGCGGTCAGGATTACGTCCATGCCCGCATATAGGTTGTACGTGTCGTGGAAAAGGGGGACTTCTGTCCAAACCTTAGAGAGGGTGGTTTTAAGTTCTTTGGCCATAACCCTCATACTGGCCTTTACCTCTTCTGCTACCTTCGGGCTTATGTAGGCGGCTGTCAGGGCCTCAAGCCCGTGACCGGTCCCACCCTCTTTCGAGTCCCGTGAGTCCACCAGGTGGGCCAGGATATACACGTCACGAACACGCGAATACATGTCTTCGAGATCGCATCCGAAATGCTCTGCTGCAACCAACAGGTCAAACGTTGCGTTGTGACAAACGATCTCTTCGAGAAATTCTAGTGTCCGTTTTGCATACCAAACATACCGTGGCCCCAACTCGACGGGCAGGACATACGCTTCGTGCTCGTTGCCGAACTGCGCCAGCCTTACCCGGAATTCTGGACTAAAAATATTGAGCCCGGTCGTTTCGGTGTCAAAAGCGAGTGACCTTCGGTTCCTCCGAACAAAATCAGCGAATGACTTTAGGTCGTTTTCGTTTTCGACAACTCGAATTGTCTTCGGCCCATACTTTAGAGTTTTCATTACGCCTCCTCTTCTAGGGCCGATAGGTGGGGACAGCCCCGCGAATAGGGGCTGCCCCACCACTACGAACTACTACTTGTTGTTATTCCAGATAGGCTTGCATCCGGACTCGCGGCCAGCAGGACAGAACCATCCTGACCAGTTACCACGTGCACTCGTACCGGACTTGTAGATGCGGGTACCGTGGGGGCAGGTAGGNGCGTCCATTCCAGGAGGAGCAGCCTGAGGGGCGCTATTCCATCCGCCATGGCTCTGCTGAGGCTGCGGCTGAGTGGGAGTAGCCTGGGGGGCGGGCTGGGGCATCCTGAACAGCTGAGCGGCCTTAAGAACAACCTCGTGAAGCTGCGCGTCACTGAAGGCCGATCGCATCATCGATGCTACCTCTCCGGCGCTGCTAGCGCGGAAAACGATCCACGGAGCATCGTATCCGGCCCCTGCCTTGAGTGTGACGGAAACCTCTCGTGCCGAGTCGTCGATGTCGGGAGTAGAAATAGTCAAGGTCGGAGTCCCTTTCTGGTCGTCGTTGTCGGTGCTGTCGTCGGGGTTGTGGGTGGGCTCGGGAACGAGCTGATCTCCCCAAGGGTCGTTCGCAAACGGGTCATCGGTCATCGTCGTTCTCCTTTTCGAGGGTTTCGTCGTCTACTCAGGGATCGTCACTTAATGGGGCATGCGCCGGTGGCACACGACTCATCGATGGAATCTGAGACCTGCTTAGCAGATGCTACCTCGTACTCCTCCTTAGAGATAGCCTCATAGGGAGACTGAGGTCTCACGTCACTCCTCGGCATAATGGTCATGCCCTTGACGAGGGGACCATAGTTGGTGATGGTGTTCGCGAGACTTTCCACCGAGTATTCGTCGGCGTTAATGTTCGCTGTCATCGAGATTGCATTATCGGCCCACACCTCCTGAACCACTGCCTGTACGGCAAGAAGGTCTTGTAGATCGATTTCATCGGCGGACTCGACAATCGTTTCTAGATAGCCGAGAGCAGTCACCTCATCAACTAGTTTTTCCTTGGTTGGGATTTCTACGACCATCGTGTTGGCCGCGTACAGGTCGGGTTCGACCTTGTATCCCTGAGCCTTATAGTCGTCGATCATCTCCCGCTCTTCAGGGCGAAGAGTAGAAAGCCGAACTCGGCGAATGAAGTAGCGGGCGTAGATGGGGTGGATTCCCTCGGTAACCCCCGGCAGCTTGCTGATAGTTCCAGTGGGAGCAACCGTGGTAGTTTTCACGGGAACGGGGATGCGAAGCTCGAACGCGTAGATCGCCACGGCTCGGTAAACCTCATCTCGAAGCTCTCGAAGAATGTTGACAAACTCTTCGCTCTGCCAGGCTTTCGAGTATTTGATTCCGAGCTTTGCAAGCATCCCCTGTACCCCGGTGATGCCCACGCCGATCCTCCGGTTTTTATCCATGATCTTTCGGGAACGCTCATCGTTGACGTCTCCGAAAGTCGCCCGGAGGAGGAATCTTGCCATCAAGTGGACTGCCTCTTTGGCTTCTTCCAGTCGAAAACTCTCCCCCTTCCTCTTAGGAGCAAAATAATCAAGGTTGATGTGTCCCAGGTTGCACGCCTCCCATTCCTCTAGCGGNATTTCACCGCACGGGTTAGTGGAGTCGACAACTCCCAGCTCGCCTTCCTGCGAGTAACTCCAGTTCCAGATACCTGGCTCACCATTGGCGAGCATGCCAGCGCAAATCTCCTCCAGAATAGCCCTGGCCTTAGGATCGCCTTCGTTCAGCCGATCGAAGAATTCATCATCGACGGCCACCGAGATGTTCGTTGTCCAGTGCTTGGAGGGGTCTCGCTTACAGGCGATGAAATCGTGAATGTGGGGATCATTCCAAGGGAGGATGCTCATTCGAGCCGAACGCCTGACCCCACCAGAGACGACGCACTGGGCAATCGAGTGATCGATTTCCATTGCATCCAACGGGTTGAGGGGTCGACCCTCCCGCTGGCAACGGTTGAGGACCTCTGCGGTGTCGAGCAGCATCCGTGCGAGTGGGAGTGGACCGCTCGCAGTCCCACCGAACTGCTTCAACGGAGCACCCTCAGGTCGGACATTGGATACATCGAAAATGATCCTCTCATAGGCCCCTTCGTCGTCCGGGTGGAAGGCGGTTTCGATGAGATCTGCGAGGGCGTTAGCCCATCCTTCCCGACTGTCCGCTACCTCATGAGGCCAGTAACTTGCCAGCGAGCTCAAATATCCCTTGTCAGCGAGAACTCCCGCATCCTTGAGCTTCTTGTAATCAGGGTGATCCTCATCCATCACAATGTAGACGGACACGGGATGCGAGGGCTTGCCGTACTTGGAGACCTTCTCTGTAGCGTAATTAGCCCCTACTCCGCCCCCCTCCATTAAGCGGAGGAACGAGAACGTGAAGTGGCTACTGGGCTCATCTCCCCAGCCAGAGTGCCAGCAGTTAAAGAGGAACTCTCGTCCAAGCACACCGCTAGCCCAAAGGTGCCTTCCGGCAGGAAGAATACCGAAGTTTTCAATCAACTCAATGAGGCGCTCACGCTCCCGTTCAATGTGGCGGTTGTTAGGGACGAGAGCGAGGTTGCCGTCCACTACACGCCGAACGGTCTCAGGCCACGTTTCCTTCGTCCCGTCCGGCTTGGTGCGGGAGTACGTGCGCTCGTAGACAAGCTTCCCCGAAGGGCCCCACGGGATATTACTTGTGTTTTCCAAGAATGCCTTCCTTTCTCATTTCTCTAATTTTCTTGACGGTCAAGCCTAGGGCTTTAGCAATAGTTTTGTCTCTTACGAGACCTGACATTTTCGCTACAACATAGTAATCGCCGATCGTCGGCTGTTTCTCTTTGTCATTGTCTTTATTGGACATGGTCACGTTCCCGGATCCGCTGAAACTCGATCACAGGATCGATGTGATATCTGTAATACTCCTCCGGCATGGTTGCTTCTCCGGCAGTCTTCAAAGCGTGGGAGGTTGGGAGTCGATTTCCCAACTTGGGGCCGTCATGCCAGAACTCCTCGCGTCGCTTCCTCTCTTGCGCATAATTAATGTAGTGAGTAAGCAATTTGATCGCCTTCGAGTGTGTGTTCTGCTCTGACCGAGTGAGAGTCTCTTTATCGTTGTATCGCTTAGCAAGGACTCGTTTATGAGAGGGCCGAAGCCGCCCATAAGCTTCATCCAGGTCTGCGAACTTGATTGCAGCTTTTTCGGTGTTGATCCTCGCTTCTGGAAGCTCGGAAGGATCACCAAGTGTTTTGAAATATTCGGGGAGAAGACTCTTAACTTCTTCACTCGAGTATACCCACTGATCCGAGTAGTGAGTGTAGCGGACCGTCTCGTCCTGGCAGTATCGGAAACCGGCTCGCTTGTATGCGGAGAAAAGTACCGCTTCCCCCTTATCCTTAGCGTTGAGGAACGCCTTCGGGTTCTCCAGGATGGCGACAACTATCGCCTGCCTCACATCATCCAACTCGAAAGTTCCAGGGTACGATTTGACAACTACCCTGGCCGCCTTATCGACGTCGTCCATTACTTCAGTTGTGATTTCGAACTTCATCTATCCCCCTACTTTTGGTTACCTTTACTTCCCTTTCCTCCGTACATCCTCCCGGACGCTACGAAAGAGCCGTCTTTTTGAATTGGAATCAATTCTGGGTATACGCGGGAGCCTTCGATGTGGACGATCGCGAATCCCTGCTGCCAGTTTGCGGATCCTGACTTAAGGTACGTTGCTTTTCGAATATCCATGAGGTTGCCCACCTCCACGCCCCAACGGGTGTAGATTTTCCCCTGGTACCCGTACGTCTCGGCACTCATACCTAGACGGTGGGTGTGGCCTTGGATAACACTCTTACCAATCTTGTTCGCGGCTCTCATGGCTGATCTGCCTGAAAGTTGCGACAAAGGCAGTCCGAGATGGCCGTGTGTGACAACCCAGTCGGGGGCGATGTCGTAGAAGCCGCGAATCACTTCGATTTCGTACTCGTCTAGCTTCAGCAATGTTTCCAGGTGGAATGCTCGGCTCTCCGCGAGAGCGGGAGCGTACTTTTCGAGGTATTCACGAGGCCTGGAGTTGCCTGTAAGGAACATGCTCCGGCCTCGGAACACCATGAAACGCTCATATTTAGGAACTCGAAGACACCACACCTTTCCCTTGTACTTCTCAGTTGACCCTTTGTACCCGCCCGAGCAAATCTCAGTACCCGGCCGTCCACCAATGTTCACGCGCCATTGTCCTGGGCGGTACTCGGTTTCAGAGGCACGCTCTCCATTAAGAGCCAGCAAAAGCAGGAGGTCTCTACGAAGTTCGTCCCTGGAAACGAAGATCATCCGAGCCCCGGACGACTTAGTAGATCCGTCTGTGTAGATCCAAGTGTCAAGGAAAATCTTGAATTGACGGGAGGACAGTCGGAATACCCAATCAGGGACGCGGTTACGGTTTCCGCCGATAAGGGCGTCAAGCTCGCCAGTGTGCTCGGGTCGAACATGAAATTCATACTGAATTTTAGGGCTGCGCTTGAGCGCCTTCCCCGCAATCTCCGTAATATCACGCTTCCGGGCGACCTCGCGCACCTTGTACCCGTCGAGAAGCTTACGAATAGCGCTCGCCTTGTCGCCGGACTGGTAAAAGGTCCAATGCCGTGCGCCCCTATGGGAGTCTGTAAGCAACCAAGCCGTCAAACGGATATGGTCATCTGATATCGGGTATTCAGGGTTGGTATTCTTCCCTGACTGTAGGACAGTCATTCGCTTAAGGTCGGAAGCGTACGTTTCCGTGAAAGCGCCGGTTCTGCGATCCAGCCCAACTACACGATGATTAGGGGTGACCTTCATGGAAAGGGGGCCGGATTCGTACACCACCATTTCGCCGTCATAGTCGTATTCCACTACCTCGAAATCGCTAGTCCAAACCGCATTACCGTCGTCGTCGACCGTTAGAATCTCGTCACCGGGAACAACATCCGTGTAGTTGATGATTCCTCGTCGGGTGACAAGCTTAGTGTCAGTATCTAAGCAGTCATGATTTCCTTCAATGACCTTAACAGGCCCATCGTAGATGTCACGAAGCGGCTTCACGAAATTCTTGATGCCGTACTCAGCATCACGGAACACGCTACCCTCGAATTCCGCCCGAGTGTCCTTCGACCAACGAGATGGCTGGGGGAAGTCCATCAGATCCCCGATTTGGACCACCTCGTCAGGACGGTACTCCTTGATAAACCCCAGTACGTTCTTCAGCGCCCTTCGGTCTTCGAAAGGCATTTGGAGATCGCTAATGATCACTACGCTTCTCAAGCAGCACTCTCCTCTTGGCTCTCATCCAACTTTAGACGGTCCACATTCCCAACGTAAACGTAGACGTCGTATGAGTAGGGCATTTCCGGGTCGGAGTAGACGAGGAATCTACCCTCGGCTGCGAAAAGCACCCGGCCATCGTCCTCGACGTCCTCAAGCGCTTCCACAAGGTCGACAACCTTGTTGTAAAGGTCTTCCGGGCTCGGTACTCCTCTACGGTTACCGTAGAGCCATCCCTTCAGGGCAAAAAGCATGGACAGCTCTTCGAACGAGAGATCCATGTCCAAAACGTTTGGGGATTTCTCATCCAATGTTCCATACCTCCTTAGCCGCATCCTCCGTGACCCTAGAAAGGGTCTTGAAGGCTTCCCGAAGCCGTCTCACCCGGATGATGAGCATTGTCGAGTATGCAATCATGTCGAGGGCTTCTTCCTCGGCCATTTCAAAAAGCCGGTCGAGAGGCATTTCCTCGAATGCCTGCTTATCCCCGAGATCGTACTGGTCCTTCCCGACCCCGAGAATCCGCTCCTGTACGGCGGCAGAAACAGCCTTCTTAACTTCTGCTGCCAGCTCTTCGCTAGTCACAGCCCCTCCCCCTGGGGGTCGAACGAAAACATGATCACGTCATTAGTCTCGTCCTCTAGGACCACCTCATCAACCGGGTACCCCTTACCGTCCGAAATCTCGCCCTCATCATTGATGGTGGCGTGCTGGAAATACACCTTCGATTCCGGAGGATACATTTCCAGTACTGCGATAAGTTCTCCAACGGTTTGGAATCCGCTACCCATTGATTCCCACCTTTCTCCTAAGACCAGCTTCTCCATGCTCGAGGAAGAAGGAGTTAACATCTCCTCCGGTCATCGGCACCATTCGGGTGTTCTCTAGAAATTCTGAGATGGTGCGGGCCAGGCTGACTCCTGGCTCGTCATCGTCATGTAGCACGAACACTGCCTGATATTGTATCAATAAACGCCTCCACCGTTTTTGCCAAGCTTGAGCGCCCGGAATGCCGATAGCAGGAAGACCACACTGCTCGGCAATCATGGTATCAAATTCTCCCTCGCACACCACGATCCCTGACGTTTCCCTTTCCAAGGCAGAGACGTTAAAAATTCTAGGAGGATCACCCGCCATACTCAAATACTTTGGGCCTTCCCCTTTCAGGCGTCGGAATCTCATTGACACGACCGTACCGTCAGGTGTCATGTACGGTAGAGCCAAAAACCCTCTTACGTGCTCGTGTCCCGGAAGCGGATTTTCTACCGATCCGATTCGAAATCGCCGAATCGTCTCCTCGGTCATCCCACGATTTACCAAATATTCTGCGGCCTCTTCGCTTAGCTCCTTCTCGTACTTCTCTGTGGCCTGGGCCAAGAATTTCTTTTGCCCTTCGCTCGGCACTGGTGTAATCAATTTTCTCCTTCCAAGCAATCAATGTTACCGCATTGCCGTGAGCCGGGCACGAATGGCACTTATAGCCTGTGTAGTTAACGCTTGCGGAAGCGTTTTGGTCGTCGTGGAATACGCAGCGGATTGGCTTCCACCGACAGCCTGGTGTCAGGTCTGGAACATTAGCACCGTAGTGCTCAAGGATTGGCCCAATCGGAAGGTCCATAGCCTTTACCCTCCAAAAACCGGCTCATCTGTTGATGCTCCCAGATGAGGGTAAGACCGTCAGGAATAGACATGATGAACATTCCGTCTTCGACGCCCTTACCTCGCTGNTTGACCAGAAGCGCATACCATCGATACCCGTATTTCTTGGCCTTAGCCGCGGTTTCTCTAAGCCATTCGCCTATCCGAAGCGGGGACCTGTTTTTCGCTTCAAGAATCCAGCCATCCACTCCATCAAAATCCCCAACATCATTAGGCCCACGAACATTTCCATTCCTTCGGAAGGAAGGGAAAATAGATTTCGCAAATTTGACGACATCGTATTCCCACCGATAACCTTTAGCCCTTGATGCCCTCCCACTCATTTTGATCGATTACCTCCTGTTTATCACTAATATCCATCACGTCAAGATTACAGGCCAGTTTTACTGTCAAACTCCCACTGGCGCTAGCTTTGCCAAACCTGTTCTTAACGATCGCTACACCGAGGTCTTCGCCTCCTAGGGGATTTTCCTCTCGGAAAAGGGTTAGAACCAAGACAGGCAGCTTAGACACTTTGTTTCTAAGCCCCGAAAGAGGGACGGGATCAGTGGATCCCTCATAATTTCCTGTCACGTGGTGTAGGACGATTACACAGGCTTGTGTAATCCTCGCCAGCTCGTGAAGATAAGACAAAATACTTTCGTCTGCCTGATACCCCTCACTTTCACCGTCAGGTGAAATATTCATGAGGTTATCGATGACAATGATTTCAGGCCATTTACCCCACAGGTCCGCATAAGCGAAAACCACTTCCTCAATCGTGTCCAAGGTTAATGTCGCATCGAAAACAAAGCGAAGTCTAGAAAGCTCTCTTAGTGTTTCGTTGTATTTTCCGGTTCTTAGATCTCTCTGCACCTCAAGGAGAGGAACCCCAGTCAACATTGAGACAGCCCGAGAGGCTTGTGTGATTTCATCGCTGTCTGCAGAAAAATAGATTCCACTAGCGCCGCTGCCAATTGCCAGTTTTAGGGCGAATGCGCTTTTCCCGACTCCGGGTGCGCTAGCAATCATGTGCAGCTGCGAGCGGCGAAACCTGACTGTCTCATCCGCCAGGGATTTCCACACATCCTTGAGGGGCTCGCCGGCGTTTCGCGCCGACTTGAGAGCCTGCTGAAGGTGAAACACCTCTACCCCCTTCAAGGTTCTGTGTCCGGTAGGGCACCTCCCACACCTAGGGAGCATGGGAGGTGCCCACTTTCGACTAAAAGATATGCGACGTGCCACGTCGCCTCGGGGGATACACCACGTCCGCCCACTTCCACCTCAGGGTATCCCATCCTCAGATGATGTCGTTTCCCTCACGTGGCCTTTGCGGCTTAGGCACGGCCCGGCTAGGCCGTTCACCCCCGCCACTATTTAGTTATCAAGTATCGCTTTCTGCCTTCCACTATAGGGG